CCAGGAAGTCCCCGTTGAAAAAGGCCACCATGGCCCGGGTCGCCTCTTCGTCCGACCGGCCCACCGCCAGCGCCGCCTTGCTCATCGGAGCCTGGAAGCGGAACAGGCCCGGAGGGGCGATCCCAGGCCCTACCTGTGAAATATTTACTTTCCGGCTTTCTGCCTCCTTGAGCTTTGTATCAATGGCATCGAAGTTTTCGTTGAACGGCTCCGGGTTCACGAAATCTGAGCCCTCCGGCTTTTTGAACTTATAGTTCGGCGTTTCCTTCACAGCGATCCTCCTCTCAACGTTTCCCAGGTCATCCCGGCGCTCTCGCCCCAGGTCCTGTTCTTTACGTCGTCCCACGTCTTGATTGTAGAGATGTACCGTACTGCCAGATGTGCGGGGATCACCTCGGCGATGGCCTTCTTCAAGTCCTCCAAGTTGGGCGGCAGCCCTACTGCCTCCACGAACCGCACATCCACGGTGTACGTCTCCGGATGCTCGGTGACCTCTACCTCTCCGTTGGAAAAACTGGCGGCCACGTTCCTGATGCTCTCCGCTGTGGTGGTCCCCTGGCCCCGAAGCCGGGCCAGGATCCTGCTGCGACGGAATGCAGCCGGACGCTCCGGCTCTACGCTCAACCCCAAGGCCGACTCCCAATAGTCAAGGCCCCATGTGGCATTCTCTACATTCAGCTGCTCCCGCCCAGTCTCCACTCTGTCCCACAGTGCATCTAGAGCGACTTGGAATCCCGTCAGGATCGCCTGGACTTCTTCGCTCTTCTGCAGTGCAGGGCGCAGATACTCCAAAAGCTTCATTTGAGCGTCACCACCCCTGCCACCGGGATCTGATCTGCCGGAATGGCTACGTTCTCCGCCCCTCCGTTGACAGTCAGAGCTGTGTAGTCGGTCACCCCATCTACGTCCAGCACCAGGAAAGCAATCCGATTATACAGTACCGTGTACTCCTCGAAGGCAAGAGAACGCAGGTAGGTGTCCAATTTGGACACCAGGCGCTCCTTGACCTCCGCCAGAGACACCGACCCGTCCAAGGTCAGCGTAGCCGAAACATCGATGACGCTCTCCCCGGCGCTCACCACCGTCACAGTTGCACCGATGGGCCGGTTGGTCTCGATGTGATCCTTGGTGGTGGCTACCACCGTCTCGTCCACGCCTCGCCGCTCCGGGGAGCACAACAGCACCTTTACTGTCCCGGCTCCCGCCCAGGTAGGCAGTACCTTGGCTGCTCCCACACCGGGCACTTCCAGGGCCCATCGCTCATAGTCGTAGACATTCCCAGAGGTGGCAGGCTTGCGCCAGTGATCATAGAGCCGGCCCACCAGGTCGGTGTCGCTTTCCTCGTCTGCGCCGCCCTGGGCCTCTCCAGCGGTCCAGCTCTCCACCCCAGTCAAGGTCACCGCCATTTCGCTCACGGCCTGCGCCGGGACGTTATATGCGTCCCCCGGTCCTGCGGCGGTGAGCTTCCCCACCCCTGCGCCATCGGTGGAGAGCGTCACATCCTCATCCAAACGGAATTCCAGCCCCGCTTCGGTCAAGAAGGTCGTTCCGGAGGGGATAAGCACCCCTGCCCGGCCAGAAAACAAGATGTCTGCACGGGCCTTCGTTCCCTCTTTCCGATAGATCCCGTACCGAGCGGCTGCGATGTCGATAAATCCACCGCTCCCCTCGTCCACATAAAAGGTCGGCAGCATAGCGGCGATGGCTTGATATGCCATATAGAGCTCCACTGCCACCGGCCCCGCCAGTTCGGAGGCAAAGCTTCCCTCTCTGGTCTGGACCGTGTCGCCCATGTTTTCCAAGATCTCTCCTCGGATAGCCTCCGGCGTGCGGTCATCAAACATCTGCGCTCACCTCCGTATCTCCGTATATGGTCCGAATCTTCCCGGTCACGTGCAGCCGGTCCCCCTCCAGATTTGCCGAGATCCCTTCCACCCCAAGGATATAGGGGTTGGGTTCCAGCGCCTCGCGGAAATACCTTGCCGCCTCAGCACGCTTGAGATCCCCAATGTACGTCTGCCCGATCAATCGCTCCATTTCGTTCCCGTAGGCCCCGGAGTGATGGCGGTACCGGTACCGTTCGGTCTTCAGCGCATTCCAGGCCCACACCATGACCGCATCCAAGCCGGTAACGATAATAGGCTCCCCACCCCGGAAGATGGGCTTGTCCTCATCAAAGTCCCATGCAACCTCTTTCGCCATGGGAAGTCCAGTGTCTTCTCGCTCAGAGACCGATGTACCACTGGACGAAGGGAACAGGCTCTCGCTCATACCTCTATCACCTTTCCCAAGATCACATATCTCTGGTGCTCTTCGATGGGCCACAATGCCAGCATGTCTCCGACCCTCCATGCCGCAGGATCCATCCCGTCGCATTTCAGCAGCGCATCTTCATCCTGGGTGGTCCCTTCTGCAAGGACCCTAAGCGGCCGCACAGAGAGGACCTTTCCCATGGCCAGATCTCCGCCGCCTTTTGCTCCGGGCAGTCCCAGCAGGGTCCGGGCCAACGCCTGCGTCGCCTCGCTCATTTTCCAAGCTCCTTTCCCGCCGTGGCCTTATCCATGATCTTCTTTAGGTTCAGCCCAAGTTTCATCGTGTAGAGCCCATTTTTCCAGGAGTGCTGGTCGCTGTCGATCCAGTACAGGCCATATAGGCCAGTTATGGGCTCCTTGACGATAACGTTCCCCCCGGCGAGTGATCCCGGGTCGCCCAGGGCCTCTACTGTGATGGTCCGCTTGATGTCGTTGTCCTCCAGCATGGCGGCAGCCTCAGCATCCACATCCTTGTCTTTTGCCGTCTGGAGATATCGCTGCATCACTCCGCAAAGGGCGATCGCATCCTCGTTGCGCCGGGTCCGAAGCCGAACACCGTTCTCGTTATAGATCCCCACCTGGCTCACAAGCTGCTCAGCATTCTCGCTCACTGTGGCTGTGAGGAGGTTTGCCCCCGGAGAAAGCACCAATGAGGCCCCGCTCCTCTCCCGACGGATCACGTCCAGTTTCTCGCCCCGGAATCGGAGGAAGTATCTTTCCCCCGTCTTTTCGGCGGCCAGCGTGTAAGCCGTCTGGATGATCCGGTAGAGATCCACACCAGGGAAATTGCGCCGGACTGGCACCCCCGTCACCGCCAAACTTCCCACCTCCAGTGAAAAGTCTCGGCACACCTGCTGGGCGATACGCTCCGGTGTCTGTCCGTTAAACCGATAGGCCGCCTGATTTTGTTTGAGGTAGATCCCTCGGTCGGCGCATCCTACGTTGATAGTCTCGCTCCCACTATCCCGTTGGAGCGAGAAAATGAAGCCGTCGAAAAGCACGTTGCCGCCCACGTAGGCTCGCACGTTGTCCCCCAGCGCCACAGACACCCTCGGCTGGTCTTCGGTGTACCGAGGGGACAGGAGGGAGAGGTCCAGCGTCCGAGCTACATTGTTGTAACTTCCCGCGTTGACGATGGACGCACACAGCCGGGTGATGTCACGGGCCGCCCCTGCGTGGGTAAGCTTCACCGTGATCTCGCTTCCCATGGCTCATCCCTCCTTCCAACGGTCACTTGAAGTAGACGTCAAACAAGTTAAGGACATGGTCCGGCGTAGGCAGCTTGCGCTCTGCGATCAGCCCCTGGGCCTCCTCCTTTTTGAGCTGGATATCCCAAACCTTGTTGTCCCGCTTTCCCGGCTGCTGAGAGGTCTTTTTGGTCGTCTCCACCTTCTGAGCCAGTTTTGCTGTCCCCGTCACCGCTGCCGCCGCAGGCAGGGCTTTCACGTCGGGTAGCTGGATCACTTGCCCCGCATAGATGAGGTTGGGGTTTTTGATGCCGTTGGCTGCCGCGATCTTTCCGGCCAGGGATGCGTTGCCATAGGCCCATTTTGCAATGGCCGAGAGCGTGTCCCCTCTCTTGACCACATAGGTGGCGCCATGGGCCGGAGCCGTTTCCTGGGCCCTCTGTGCGTTCCCGGTCTCCTCCAGTTCGCTTACCGGCGCAGTGAGGATCCGGTACCCACGCATAGGGATCGTGACATAGACGTCCTTGGTCCCATCCCTCTCTCCGTACTGGATCGGGTCCAGCAAGACCAATGCGTTCACCGGAGTGCCTGAGACGATGAACCGCACGGGAGTGCGGGAATCGCACCATCGCTCCAATGTCTCCAGTGGGACAAAGGGATCTGTTCCCGCTGAGCTATCGTTGAACGGGTATGCCCTGGCGGGGAAAAAGCACTCTATGGTTTCGTCCAGGAGCGTTTGTTCTCCCGGCAGATTGATCGTCCCCACTCCGTGCATATCCACCTGTACCGCCTTGGGTCCGTGGGAGATCTGGTAGCCCGCCGGAGTTACGGGTAAAACCAGGACCTCGCTCGTCACTGTGTTTTTGAATATGAAGCGCCGCGCGTCCATCCTCTTGCCTCCTCACTGTGCCCTCGCCAGCAGCAGGTCCCTCTGGAGCTGCCAGGCAAACAGGTCGGCAGCCTGTGCCGAATCGGTCACCCCGGCACCAAAACTGATGGAGCCGATATGTACGTTCACTGGTCCACCGCCCCGGTCTGCGCGCCGTGCCTGGGCCGCCGTAAGCACCCGCTCGCCCTGGTGGAGGAGGGCGGGGTAATCGTCATAGGGGACTCGCTCCAATCCGTAGGCGTGCTTAGATGCTCCACGCAGGCCCATACTTTGCCTTGCCTCTGTCCCCATCCAGGCGGAAAATGAGCTTGGCGCATCCAATCTGATCGCCGCTGCCAATCCTTTGGTGAACTCCTGACCGCGTTCATATCCGGCGTTCCAGTACTCCTCATTCAGGGCTGTGTCCGCTCGGACTGACCCAATCAATGAAAGCTCACTTTCCCGGAGGAGCTTTGCCCCGTCAGAAGCGTTATACTCGTTTTGGGCTTTTACCTTCGCTTCCATGAGCATCCTGCCGGCTTCGGCATAGCCCTCATCGGTCCCAGCGGCCATGGCCGTTTTGTAGGCGTCCGATCCCAGCACCTCTTGCTGGGCCTTGCGGAGGAACTCCTCCTTGCTGTTCTCCAGCGAGGCATACCATGCCCCGATGGCCTTGTTGGCTTCCGCCATCTGCTCTCCGCTCTTTCCGGAAAGCCAGCCTATCTCCTCAGAAAGGCCCTGCTTGCGCGCCTCGTTATATCCCTCTCCGTAGGCATTCTGCATTTGCTGCTCCATGCCCTCAAGGGTAGAGGTAAGCCCGGAAAAGGTCTTGGACTGCTCGACCATGGACCCGGAGAAACTATCTGTCAGGGCTTGGAGGATGATCTCCACCGCCTCGGTGCCCTTGACTTTCCCCTTGGAGATCATATCGTACATGGTCCCCTGGTCCACACCGTATGCGTTAGAGAGCATCCCCACGGCGCCGATGCCTCGGTCGTTGAGGATGTTCAGATATTCCAGGGTGGTCTTGTCGCTGGACTTCATCCGGCCCAGGGCGGTGGCCACCATACTCATGTCGCTGGTCGACATCCCCAGGGCCGCCCCTGCGTCGCCGATGGTCCGCAGGACCGGAAGGATGCCGTTGGCCCCGTAGCCATAGGTGGCCAGGGTCTTGCTCATGGCGGTGAGGTCGTCGTACAAAAATGGGGTAGTGTTGGCCATGTCCACCAAGCCGGAAAGATACTTTGTCGCAGTGCCCCGGCTGCCGAACAGAGTTGAGAATGAGATCAGGTCTTTTTCCCGCTGTGCGGCAATGGAGGAACCGGAAGAGATGTCGCTTTCCCGGGCGGCGATCTGATCCTCTACCGCCTCCTGGACATAGGACTTAAAGGCACTATCCCTTTGCTCAAAGACCTGGAGGCTCCCGCTGGCCGCTCCCAAAGCACCGCCAGCCAAAGCGCCCACCGCTGCCCCAGGAAGGCCAAAGATCTCTCCCATCATCGACCCCATGGCGGCGCCAGAGAAGGCTGAGGAGAGTGCGCTGGAGAAAACCGTCCCCGCTGCGCTGCCCCCCATGCTGGTCACGGCGGCATTTGCCCCCTGTTGGAACAGCTGCCCGATCATTTGACCGGCGCCCGCTGCCGCAAGCGCGGAGTTCATAGAGGAAAATCCACCGCCCATACTGTTCTCGGTCCGCCTCACCGCCCCTGCGGTAGAGGCCATTTGCTTTTCCACTGACCGGGCCTCGCTGGTAACAAGACGCAGATTGCGCTGGATGTTGTCATAGTTGGCCTGGGCCAGTTCCACTTTCAGCCCATCCGATTCTTTCCCCGTGGCGGAAAATTGCTTTTGCAGGGCCTGAAGCTCACTGCGAGCCTTCTGTGCATCCAGTTGGAGGGCGACTTTGTTTTTCCCGAGGCGGTCGAGCTTGCTCTGGAGCGCATCGATGTCCTTATTCAGCGGCTTTGTGACCGCCGCCATGGACTTTACTGCAGAGGAATATCGATCCTCTGCCTTGATCACAATAGATGTATCCGGCACAGCCCGTCACCTCCTTGACATCTCGCCCTAGTCTGGTATAATAAACGTAAGGAGTTGAGCCTATGGACGAGAATGAGCGCGTATTCTTTGAACGGATCAAACGTCAAAACCTGGGCCTCGCCGCCGTCTGCTCGGTCGGTTTGATGGTCCTGGCCCTCTTCGCGTTCCTCGTGTCCTGACTCTCTGACCGTCCTCCCCGCCGGAGGGCGGTCTTTTTTATTTCTGTCTCTCGTCGCACTCGTGGGACGCCAGCGCGTAAAGCACCGTCTTCTCCCCTTCACTCATGCGGTAGACCTTCCCCAGGTCTACCGCATTTTTGTGGTGGAAAAGGTAGTACAGCAGCTCTAAGTCCTGGTCGCCACCGTCCCGGAGCCGTTTTTTATCTCTTCGATGGTCTCCCTCCGGTAGCCGGACAGTCGCTCCACCGCCCGGGAGAGGTCGGCAATCTCTCCCGGCAGGAGCATGGCCTTCACTGTCTCCGCCGGGGTGGCTCCGCCGAACTTCTCTTTCAGAGCCGGGTCCTTCAGGTCGGGGTCCACACATCCGGCCAGGAGGATGGCCACCTCTGCCTCCTCCGTCATGGACTGGATATCTTTGACCCGTCCGTAGGGCAGAGCTCGGAGGGTGAACACCACGTCCACCCCTGCGAGCTCAAGCCGTTTGAGCTTATACTGGGCGGTGGGGAGATCCTTCAGCACATTAGGGATCTCCGGCCGCAGGAGCCGGTCTAACATCTCGCTCATGTCGCTGCCCCCTTATGCCGGAATGAGGTCGAGGTACTCGAAGTCCTCGAAGGTGAAGGGGCACTCCACCTTGCCAAGGACCTTGGCCTCGAAGTCAGCCAGGGTCAGGTCGTCGAAGCTCACGTTGTAGAGAGCCACCCGCTCGGCGCCATAGGCGTCGGGGTCGGCCAGCTTGAAGATTAGGGTAAAGCGGGGGTCGCTGCCGTCCCGCATGGCCTGAGAGAGGAGCTGGCCCATCCGGGAGTTGACCTTGTGGAGCCGCAGGCTCCCCGTCCCAGACAGGCCCAGGACCTTATGTCCGTCCATGAGCCGGCCGCACATGGTCACTTTCTCCTTTTCGGCGGAGACCTTGGCCTGGCCGCCATAGCACTCGGCCACCAACTCCCCGCTCAGCCACGCCTGGCCCCAGGTCCCGGCGATCACACGCTTTGCGCTATCGATGTTCATATCCAGTCCCTCCTTAGTAGTTCACCTGGATGGTGATATTCTCGATGGCATCCAGCACACCCACGCCGCAGAGGATGAACACGCTGCTGCCCGTGTCCGCCTCTTTGATGGACTGCTCATCCATCTTGGAGGTGTCCGTGCCGTTCTCCTCCAGATAGGAGCGAATGGCGATCACATCCATGCCTACGGTACTGCCGGAACGGAGGACGCCCTCATTCTCCAGGCTCGTCAGGTAGTCCCGCACCGCCGTGAGCAGGAGGCACTTGTCATCGTAGCTGGCGCTGTGCCGCCCGATCCAGCTATCCTGACAGGCCCGGCGCAGGTTGGCTTGGATAAGGTCCAGGACCTCCACGATCTTGATTTTTTTGAGGCTCTCGCTCTGCCCCGCCCCCGGCTTAGTGAGACTGGTGACCCCAAGGCCCACCTTGACCTTCTCCCCATCATGGATCAGGACGAGCTTGCCCGCGTCCACGGCGACATCCCCATCCGCACCGCTGAGGCGGTCGATGTCGGTGACCTCCGGCAGGGGGGCGTAGGTGCAGGACATGGTCATGGGAGTGCCCGCCAGGAGTCCGGCGATCCGGGAACAGTACGCCCCGGCGGTGTAGGTCTGCTCCCCCACCCGGATACCGGATGCGGCGAAGTTCACCAAGGCTTCGCTCTCCCCGGCGTAGTTTGGCAGCACCGCCTTGGCAATGGAGTGGTTCTCGGTGCGCTGGGCCTTCACCCAGTCACCGATGGTCTTGGCCTCGTCCTGGGTGATATCGGGAGGGCCCGCCAGATAGTCAAAGGACTGGTTGGCAAGCCAGGCCAGGGCCTCGTCAAAGTTGGCGGCATCCGCTACCGTCACGCACAGCAGGACCTTCTGTGGACGGCTCTCATAGCCCACGAAGGTCCGCTGGATGTACGCTTTGTTGTCCGCCCCCAGCTCGGCAGGGATGGCACCCTCAGCTGAGAGAGTATAGTTGCCGTTGGCCTTGGCGTCCCGGACAATGACGGCCACCACCCCCTTGCGGATGCGAGCTGCCGCGCTCTCCGCCGCCGCCTTGAAACTGATGTTGATGTTAGGCAAGCCCATGCTTACTCCTCCTTTTGCTCCACTCGGATGTTGACGCTCTCACACAGGGGATAGGTCTCCCCATCCTCCCACTGCTCGGTAAACTGGATGGACAGGATCACCTGGGCGTAGTCGTAGCCGTAATCCCCCTTGACACCCACCACATGAGGGCGGCGGTCCCCCACCGGGAAATACCCGCCGCCAAACAGGGCCATCACCTCGCCCATGCGCTTGCACAGGTCCGGGATGTGGCTGTGATGGTAGGCGTCCACCGGCAAAAAGGCCGTGATCCTGGCCTCCATGGTAAATTCAACCAGGGGATAGCCCAGTTCATCCTGGACCACAGGCCCCACCTCCGTCAAAAAGGAGGGGCGCTTGAAGTTCTGGGGTGCGTAGTCAGTGTAGTAGGTCGTCTCCGGCTCCGGCCACTTTGTCTTCAGCCGAGCCTGAACGCCGTCCAAAATGTCCAACGGGGTCATTTGATCGCCTCCTGGATGCGCCGCTCAAACCGTTCTATGGCCGCCCGGGCGATCCGTTCGGCTTGGGCCTGGGTCTCGGCGTAAAATCCCTTGCCGGGGACATAGCCGCCCTTGGGCGTCCGGTGCCCGCTGGTGATCGCGTTGGTCACATAGCCCACTGCGTAGCGGTTCCCCTTTCGGGTGGCTTCTGTGTAGGTATCGGCCTTTGCCCGGATGGCAGAATAGCCGCCTCCGGAGCCCACGTACTTCTCCTGCCAGCGCTGGACCTTTCCGGCACCGCCGATTCGCCCTCTCAAGTCCGAAAGGACTGTCTGGGCGATCTCCTCAAACATGGCCCGCCGTTCCTCCGGGACCTTCTTCAGCAGGTCGGCGAAGTATTTGTCCAGGTCGCTGAGATCGACGCTCTGCATCAGGGCTCCACCGTCCTCTCGACCTCGTACTCCGTCTTGTCCGGATCCAACTCGTGAGGGGTCTTGACCCAGTAGGGGGCGTCAGGCAGCTCCACCAGACTCCCCAGTTTCAGTTGGATGGGCTTGGGGACCACCAGGACAAGGCGGACGGCGTTTTGTGCCATGGGCTCGTCCTGGACGTGGCCCATGTACTTCTCCGTGACCACGGCGGGAAATTTTATCTCCCGCTCGGTGTTCCGCTCCACGCCCTTACAGGGCAGGGGGCGCACCTGCGCCGCCTTCACCAGCAAGTGTCCGAGGCCCAGGGGCTCCACCGAGGTGGGGAAGCAAAACTTGCCCTTCCACTCGATGGCGTTCCCCAGGCCAAAGCGCTGACGACGGAGGATGAACTCGACCTCATGGCTCCCCACGCCGGTGGTGGCAAAGATGGCCATGCGGGCCGTGGGCGTCGCCTTGGCCCAAGCTCTCCGATACTGCACCCACTCCCAAGAAATGGGGCCCTCCGGCTCGGTCTCGTTTGCCCCGCAGGGGCATGTCTTCGGGCACGGGGAGCAGAACTCCAGCAGCCGCACCTTATCCCGCAGCTCTCCCGCGTCAGGGATCGTCAGGGGCATTCCCGCCGCCTCCTTCGTTGGTGTCCAAATTGGACACCGGGGGTTCAGTGAGCTTCAGCTGGTTGATAACGCTGCGCAGAACGGGGTTCTCCGCCGTGGCCGTGGTGGCCTCCCTCCGCTCGTAGTAGCCCAGGGCCAGGCCATGGCAGGCCAAGTCATAAAGGGTCCGGCGGGGATCATTCGGCCCCGGCAGGGCCACCCCTGCGCCCGCCAGGTATGCCCGCGCCGCCAAGACGCAGTCCGTAACTACCTGGTCCTCCTCGTCGTCCTCCACCCGAAGGTATACTTTCGCCTTGGTCAGCTCCTCCGGATAGAGGATCGCACGGCCTCCCTCGCCGGTCATTCGCCGGCCTCCGGGACCGCCCGGAGGTATTCGGTCATCACAAAGCCCCGCCCCTGGGCGGTCTTTACCGCCGCCCATCCGGGCGTCTCCGTGTCGCAGGGCGAGGCGATGAGCGTCACCCGCTCGCCGTTGGCGAGCACCCTCACGATGCTCCGGGAAGTACTGGGCCCTCGGCGCAGGTTGAGACCGTTGGGGGCATGGACCACCATGGCCTTGCCTTCCTCCGGGGCCTGAGCGGCCTCCTGGGGCGCCTGCTGCTGGGAAGTCTTGGCCGCCGTGGTCTTCTTGGTCTTCTCAGCGGCGGCCTCAGGCTCTTTTCTCTTCGTCATAGTCATATCCTCCTTAGCCCGCAGGCTGATCAGCCGGGCCGGTGCCGCCAACGATCTTCACCGTGGCCCCGGTGTCCTCGGGATAATGGCCGCAGTCCAGGGCAATGATGGCGGAGGCCATCACTGCCGCAGCGCCGTTGTTGGTCACCTTGACCAGAA